TCTGGTAAAAGGAATTTAATGTCAGGGTGATAACAACCTTGAAGCACAGTCTTAAGAGCAAAGCTCTCATTCTGTTGTAAGTACTTAACTTTATTAGCAGTAGTACCTTGCTTGGCTGTCTCCTCTAACACTTCGAATACACCTAATGTTGCCATAATTAAAATTCTCCAATATGTTGCATGAGACCTTTTAGTCTTTTATCAACAAAATAATTAAATAAGTTATCTCTTGAATTGGCAGGTTTTTCAAACTGCTCTAATATATTTAGCTTTATACTCTCAGGGGTTTGAGTAAGGTCAACTAGCTGTTTATTTCTTAAATAGTTTCTAGTTACTTCTTCATTAGGTAGTTCAGGGTCATCTTTTAATCCTACCTTTTCAATAAATGTTTTTCGTAAAGGCTTTTGTCTGCCGTTAATAAAACAATCATCTTTAGATAGTACATTAGGTACACCGTCACCTCTATCACCTCTGAGTATATGCTCAGCTAGATATTCAACAGGATTACTATGCTTAATCCATCTTTTACGTACTGGATCATATTGACTTACATTAGCATAAACATGCAATTGTATAAAGTCTTTATCACCAGATAGTATTAGTATAGGTTCGCCTGTATTAAGCTCTCTTCCATGAGTATGACATAAAGTACCAATCACATCATCAGCTTCAGCGCCGTCAACATGAATATACTTATATGGAAATACTTCTCTAAGTTCATCTTTGATAGCATTTAAGCTGCCCCAGATCTGATTCCAATCCATACCAGATTGATCTCTCCAGGCTTTACGATGAGCTTTATAGTAAGGAAATATATCTCTACGCCAATAATGTTTATCATCACTTGCTATAACAAAGTCGCCATACTTATCACCAAACTTAGTAATGTAACCTCGTATGGCATTTAGTACCATGTGGCGTAAAAGGTCTTCATTAACATCTACATCCTTCTGACCACCAATCTGTGCCATAAGGTTAGATATCATCGTTTGGTTTAAATCACATATAATCATAACTATCTTTTATTATAGTATCTTTCTATGCAGAAATCAACTAGTCTTGAAATTTTATGTCTGTTAGTTTTTCTAAATCTAACTCGTTTGCCGTCTTTTGCAATGGATGGTCAAGAGCGTACATTCTTAATAAACATGATTTGATTGCTTCATGAATAAGCACCATATCTTTTTGATGTTCAGCTCCTAGCGCTCTTGCTGCTATAGGATTTACATCTAGTTTATTAAAGACGCCTATTGACATATCTAAAGCAACATCAATACAATAGTTTCTTGTTTGCTCTTCTTCAGACTCCATAAAGGGCTTTAAAGTCTCAGGGTCTATACCTGGGAATGGAATAATCTTAGCCATTTTGTCTCCTTGTATAGACATATTTATGCTATGTGTTATCCCCGTCTCTATACTTCACCTTTCCCTTATCAAAGAGCCTATCAGCATGTCTTTGAAATGACTTTTCAATCTGTTTATCGAACCAGTCTCTAAGCCATTTAAAACTTAAGTATTTAAATTGCATCATTTCTTTTTCTTGTTCCTACCAGCGTGAGGATAAGGAGGTAGCTTATATGCAGCTCTCTCCATATCATCATCCTCAATAGTCCATTCTTTACGAACATCTGGATACCATACTCCTAAGCTTCTTTTAGGTCTTCCATCCGAATAGTATGCCATTGATATACATTTAAACTTTGTTTTAGACTCCATATTAGGTCCTTGAAAGTTACTTGTATAATTACCAGACCTCAAATAGCCTTCTAACTGGGATTTATAACCTTGATACTGAGCAATCTTTGCGGGTGCCTTTTTGTCACCTCCTTTCCAGGCAGTCCTATATGCTGAGATTTGACTCTGTACTTCTTTTATCCATCCTCTTACAGTTTTAAGGCTAAGAGGATCATCATCTGGAAGATTAACAACATATTCAGAATACATTGAGTACTTCGGCGAACCAGACTTAGCTGCTTTTGCTGCTCTGGCTTTTTCTAAACGCTCTAATAATACTGCTCTATCTGTCATAGTCTGTTATCCAGTCCATCAAGTAAACTCTCAAGTCTATTAATAACTTTACTTTGTGCTTCTACTAGTTCTTGAAGAGTAGATATTTTATTATCTACATCGTTCTCTAGAGAATCTAATTTATCATACACATCGTTTATATTCATAATACCTCCTAAAATAATATAACAATGAAAAATAGAATGACTAATAAAAATAATGCAGGAAGTATTTTTTTAAGTAACCACAACGCAAATAAAAAAGCGTTATAGGCTATATAAACTATGCCTCCTAAAAATAATAATATAATTAACCATTCCATACATACATTATATGAACTTAGGAACTATAAATCAACTCTTAGGTTCTATTAACGACTCTAATAACCCTTTCCATTCTACAGATCTAGTAGCCCAACTATAGAAGCTATCAGCATATACCTTCTGCATGTGTAGACGTTGATCTAACATAGGCTTCTTATCAGGTTTACTGAATAGTTCAATAGCTTCTATTAGACATTGTCCAAATGCATTAGCATGTGCTTGAGGGTCTTCATTAAACTGGTACATATAAGTCCAGTTAGCTGCTGTTTCAGGAAGTGCTCCTAAATTACTATGCACACACATAGTTCCAGCTGACATAGCTTCCATCATAGCAATACAAGATGTCTCTTGCCATATTGAAGGATATGCAAATATATGAGCAGATTTAAGAGCTTCTCTTACTTCTGAATTAGGTTTAAATCCATGATAAGTCATCTGAGGATGCTCTTCTACAGCATCAAATAATGGCTGATAAGGCTTATTTCTCTCTGCCCATTCAGGACCATAGATATCAAAGGAGCTGTATACATGTAAGTGAATATTATCATACATCTTAGCTACTTGTTCAAATACAGGAATTAAGATTTCAAGCCCTCTATGAGGTGTAGTATGATAGATAAGATTAATACCATCTTTTGGATCTGGTTTATCATGGGCCTCAATAGGTTCAATAGCATTTTTCAATACTACAGACTTACTATAAGGAACACCTAAAAAGTTAGCATATTGTTGCATCTGCCATTGTGATACACATACAATCTTATCAAATTTATCTTGATTCTCTGGTTTTTTTAAATGCGCTGATTCAGGATCTAATGGTAGGTCATGAAGCCATAATATTTTTTTCTTATCTTCGTCTAACTCTCTTACCCTAGAACAAATAATTTGAAATTGTTCTAATAACTCTTTAGGAAGTCTTTCATGCAATCCATACTTCATCTGCTCTGTTCCACCTTGAGCATCTTTATCTACTTCGTTAGTTTCAATAGCAGCACCATCAAGTCCTACTAACTTTTTCTCTTTTGAAAGAGGAGCTCCATCTGAGCCTACAATTTTTAAATCCATAATTAACTCTCTAATTTAGCCACTAAACTATCATAACCACCTATATTTTCTCCTTCAAATCTAATTTGAGGAAATGTTCTGGCTCCAGGAAATTGTTCGAAGAGCTCTTCTCTTGTAAAGTCTGTGTCTAGTTGCTTATAAGTAAACTCTAAACCTTCTTTTTCGCATAATTGCTTTGCTTTGTCACAGAAAGGACAATTTGTTTTTCCATATATTTCAATCATTTTTACTCCATAGTTTTTCAATCATTTCTTTTTTATTATCTGTTTTATTCAAATAAATAAAATTTTTAAAATTTTTATTTGCATAATTTTTGGTTCCTCTATATCTATTTACAGATGGTAGATCTTCGTCAAATATTATGCAATTAAAATCATTCATTATTGACTCTGCTAATATATTTAAAGTTAAGACATGAACTACAACAACTTCATAATTAGCATAAATGTTCTCTTTAAAGCTGTCTTCTAATTCATATCCAGGACCATCTGATATAAGCTGATCAAATAAGGGAAAATCATAATTGTTAAGCAAATTGTGGGCTTTTTGAAAATCTTGAATAGCAATTGTTTTATTATATTCTTTGCTTAGCGATTTTATTATAGGTATAATATCAGATTTTTCGCTAGTGTTAATAATAATTTTATTCATTTATTTCATTCAATATTTTTTGTAAGTTATCAGATTGCCCGATACGTACATTTATAATTCCATTATAATATTCATCTGAGGATAATACATTTCTATTAAACTGTTCTTTAGCTTCTAAATAACCAGCACTTCCTTTACTAGGGCAGAAATAAAGTATCTCTCTTATAAATTTATCTTCCCCTAAATCATCTACATCATTCTTTAGATGTTCAGATGATCCCCAATAGGTTCTCCAGTCACTTTCTTTAAAAGATTTTCTTTTTCTCTTTTTACCTTTAAGAGGTGGCCTAGTTACTTTAAACTTAGCTAGTTTTTTACCAACATACTTTCTATTGTTAATAGTATTGGTTATTAAATATACAAATGCTTCACAATCATCTGGTAGCTCTTCTACTTCTTTACCTTTATAAGTCCAGATTGACATCTTCATAATCTTCTTCGTCTCTATACTCAAGCTTCTCGCTACAGCTAGGACAAAATTTCACTTTAAAAATTTTATCTTCATGATTAACTACACCTTCGAAGTCACATTCCATGCATAAAACTCTCGTGATCATAAGCTGAATCCCTTAAACGTATCTTTCTCTACGTCTTTTTTAACTCCTCCTACAATGTAAGAAGAGATTTCTGTTTCTTGAGGAGCAACTTGAACATCGCCTCCGCTAATCCATTTCTGTGTCCATGGAAGAGGGTTACTCCCACCTTTAAAATTATGCTTTACTCCAATAGCAGAACATCTTTTAGCTGCTATCCATTCAACATAGTCTTTAAGTACATTAGCATTCAATCCAATCATTGAGCCGTCTTTAAATAAATATTCAGCCCATTTCTTTTCTTGATCTACTACTTCTTTAAATATTTCTAATACTTCGTCCTCTGTCTGCTTAGCAATTCTAGCCATCTGTGGATCATCTTTAACAATTAACTTGAGTATTGAAGTGGTAGAGCCTAGATGTAAATTTTCATCTCTTGCGATAAACTTTATAATCTTAGCGTTTCCTTCCATCTTTTTAAGTTCTGCAAATGCCCAACTACAAGCAAATGATACATAAAATCTTACTCCTTCTAGGGCATTAACAGCATTTAAGCATAACCATAGAGCTTTTTTGTGCTGTAAAGTCCCGTAACTTCTGGGATCATCATTGTATCTTATTAGATCATCATAGTAACGTGAAATACTATCAGAACAGTCTGTGATCTCTTTTATATTAAGCATGTTATCAAATACAACAGAAGGATCAGAGTAAATATTCCTAATGATGTGAGTATAAGATCTACTATGAATAGTTTCAGAAAAGGACCACGTCTCAATCCACGTCTCCAACTCAGGAAGAGAGACGATAGGTAGGAACGCCAAATTAGGAGCTCTGCCCTGTACAGAATCGAGTAGTATTTGCCTTTTAAGGTTAGAAGTAAATATGTGTTGTTCGGCATCTGATAAGTCCTTAAAGTCTTTGTTATCCCGAAGTATGTCAACTTCTTCTGGTCTCCAGAAGAACCCTAATTGTTTATCTGTAAATTTATCTAACTGTGGATATTTTATATCATCATAACGAGCAATATCAACACTTCCATCGAAGAACATCGCTCTCTTTTTAGAACTTCTTTTATTTATTTTGAAAACGGACATTTCTTTCCTTTTGTATATGGGTTTTTGTTAGTTCCAAATCGTATATTTTCCTTAAATCTATTCCAATGCTGCCGGCCACCTGGCATAGGCCCCCAGTTATTATTAGGTCTTACTGTGTTAGTAAAGAATATTTTATCATCTAAGTAAGCATGCCATCCATATAATTCAGCATTTTTTATTCCTACCGGAATTCTATAATTTTCTAAATTCACTGCCTCGGGAACAAAAGACATATTATCTATATTAGTAAGGTCAGTTGAACCTAATTTTGTGAGATTAGTATGACCTTCATATTCAAAGTACGGTTCGTATTTTATATTTGTCTCATTAAAATTTTCAACACGCTTTATATATAGCTGATGGAATTCTTGAGTTTGCTCAGGAAAATCATCTTTAATATATAATCTATGCTCAGAAGCAGGACCGCAATAAGTTCCATTATATTTTATCCAGTCTATTCTTCTTGGTGTAGTTTTATGCAATAGATTTTGATTATGAAGATTAAGACTAATATTGTAAATATATTCGTCAAATACATTATGACCAAATATTTCATGAACTACTATGTCAGCATCTGGAAATTGTATATATTTTGCATCCCCATGAATAAATTCTACATTATTATAATCAGCTAGCATTGTTTTAGCAACGTCTAAATATTGATTCAAATAATCAATACAATAAACTTTCTTAGCTCCATTTTTAAGAGCAAGGTATCCCATTATACCAGGACCTGTTCCTAAATCAATAATTATTTTATCTTTAGCATACTTTTTAAAATATTTTTCATACGCATGCATTTTATTATCATCTAAACAACATCTTAATTCCCAGCATTTAAATTTATTTGCTATAGTTTGATCGAATTTTAATCTTTTATCTTTAGATTTTGCAGGCATCGCAGTCATCGTCCTCATAATCTTCTTCTACGCCTGTTCCTTCTGCATAAGGATGTGCAGGCTCTTCAAAATCATCTGTTGCTCCGTC